AAGATAAGAAGTAGTGAAGGTTTGAATTATGAATTTAGAGATTTAGACTGGGATCAATTACATTCTTATGAGAAGCAGTTTATTATAAGTATTTATACTGCTGCAGTGCATACTTTTATTGATGGTAATATTGAGTTTACTGATGGTGATATTGAGGATATGATTGTTACTTATTCTGACAGAATAAAGATAGAGTAGTTTATAAATATATATAGTTGCTCGCACATGCGGGGGAGGATAGGGGTAGTCTCTGCGTAGCGGGGGTTATCCCTTTTTTTATTGATATGAAAGATAAATATTACAAAGAGTTGAAGGATAAAAAGACTGCTGAGTTAAAGCGACTTTATGATATGAAGCGTAAGTTGTTTACGATGGACTCTCAGAACTCTATGGACTTCTATAAGCCATATCCGTTTCAGCGTGAGTTTCATAAGGGTAGTGGTGATTGTGGTCAGAGGTTGATGATGTGTGCTAACAGGGTAGGTAAGACTGAGGCTATGCGGTTTGAGGTAGCGTTTCATGCTACAGGTCGTTATCCAGATTGGTGGGTAGGGAAGAGGTATGATAAGCCTGTGTTAGTATGGGCATGTGGTACTACGAATGAGACAACGAGGGATATTGTGCAGAAGGCATTGTTTGGAGATCCTGCTAATCCTGAAGCGTTTGGTACTGGTTCAGTGCCTAAGAAGTATATGGACTTGGCAAAGGTGGTAAGGAAGCCACAAGTGCCTAATGCGTATCAGAGTGTTCCGGTAAAGCATATAAGTGGTAGGTGGAGTAATATTGTTATGAAGTCTTATGATGCTAAGAAACGTGCATTCATGGGTCAGAGTGTAGATATTATTGCACTTGATGAAGAACCTACTGTAGACATTATGGGTCAGTGTCTTGCGAGGTTGGTTGATAAGCCTGACAGTATGTTGTTTATGACGTTTACACCTGAGTATGGTATGACTGAAGTGGTTAGTCAGTTTATGACTGACTTAAAGCCTGGTCAGTCTTTGGTACAGGCAACGTGGGATGATGCACCTCATTTGACTGAAAAGAAGAAGGAGCAGATATTAGCTGCTATGCCGGTATGGGAGAGGGATATGAGATCTAAGGGTATCCCTGTCTTTGGTGATGGTTTGATATTCCCTGTGGTTGATGAAGATATTATGATACCTGCGTTTAAGATACCGGATCATTTCAGGCGTTTGGGTGCAATTGACTTTGGTGGTTGGGCACATCCTACTGCTGGTGCTTGGGTGGCTTATGATGACGATAGTGATATTATTTATATTACTGATACTTATAAGAGTCAGGAGAAGAAGGTGTCTCAACATGCAGATAGTTTGCGGTCTAGGGGTAAGGATATATTATTTGCTTATCCGCATGACGGAGAGAAAGCTGACAGGGGTGGTACTAAGCTTGCTCAGGGATATAGGGATAAGGGTGTTAATATGATGCATACTCATTTTACTAATCCTCCTGCCGAGGGAGAGGCTGAGGGTAAGGGTGGCAATGCAGTAAGCCCTGGGTTGGTGGAGATGTTGAACCGGATGCAGTCAGGCAGGCTTAAGGTATTTAGTCATCTTAATGATTGGTTCAAAGAGAAGGCTATGTATCATACTAAGGATGGTAATATTGTTCGTAAGGGTGAGGATATAATGAGTGCGAGTAGATATGCGGTAATGTCTGTGGTAAGGTTTGGATTGGCAAAACATACATTTAGAAGGAAACCGAAGATGATGAACAGTAATATTAATCCACTGGATTTTTTATTAGGAAATAATTAAATGGCGAATGGTAAGGCAAATGTTCTCTCAGGTGATACTGATACAGGTGCTTCTTTGTTATCAGGTGCGTTGGCATATGGGTTGAGTAGTACAGCCGATTCTGTTCCTCGCTTTGTATCGAGGGTTAAGCGTAGTGGTGGAGGTGGAGGTGGTGTTAGTGTTAAAGGTACAGTTTCTAGTAACATCGGTTCTATTGCTGGTGGTGCAACTGGTATCCCTGGTGGTAGTGTAATTGGAGGTGTAATTGGAAGTGTGTTTGGTGGTTCATTTGGTGGCTTTGGTGGTGGTGGTCATCATAAAGTAAGGCTTCCTGATGTTCAGATTCCTGGTACTTTAGCTGCGTATAGATCAGAAAACCTTCCAATTGGAATAAATATACCATACACTAATTTTTCTGCGAGTGCTTATCGTAGACTCGGCCCGAAAATAGCACAACAGCAAGCGGCTATTACTGGTGGAATGTATGGTCTTATGGCTGACTTAGAATCTTTAGGAATGGTTAAGGAAGAAACACGTAAGGTTAATTTACAGTTTGATACTGTAAATATGCATCAAGCAAGTAGTCCAGGTAATGCAGTCCAGCGTAATCAGCAGGGGATGAATATGCTTGTAAGCGTTATAGATACTATTAATCAATTTAAAACTGATAAGAAGGAGAAGGGTACTATTGGTACAAGGAAGAGAAGGGTTGCAGCGTCAAGGAATGTCTTTACAGATCCGTTAGGAATAGCAAGTAATAAACTAAGTTAGGATAAGACTATGGGTAGTATCGTTAGTGGGTTATTTGGTGAGAGTAGTGAACAGAAAGCAGCTAAAAGGGCACAACAGGTTATGGAAGCAGATGTAAGAGCTGCTGAGGCTGAGAGGGAAAAGAAATTAGAGAAGCAAAAGAAAGAAGAGGAGATAGTTGCACAGTCGAAAGCAAAAAGACGTACAAAGAGTACTCGGAATGTATTTACAAGTCCATTAGGTTTGGAAAATGACACATTAGCATAAGGGGTAATATATGGCAACAATAGCGAATGTAACAACAGAGGTAATAAATACGAAGCAGAACGGGATTTCGCTTCATTGCATATGGGAGGGCCTTGTTACAGGCAGCCTCGATGGTGATGCGTTTGTAAATCCTAATTTTAAAGATTTGTGTATGCAGGTGAAGGGTACTTTTGATACTGCTACGATAACAATGCAGGGAACTAATGATACGGGTGCAGCAGGAACAGAAACATGGTTTACTCTTACTGATGGTAATGGTATTGCTGCTGGTAATAATGTTGTCTTTACGGCAGCAGGCGGAAAGCAGATATATGAAACGCCTTATAAGATACGGCCACTTGTGTCTAGTGTAGGAGCAAGTACAGATTTAGACGTTACTATAATTGCATCGACAACAGCGAGGAGGTAGGGTGGTAGATTTAGAAAAGATAAAGAGAGATGCGAAAGAGTTATGTAATCAGGTAGAGGTTGCAATGGTGGCTCTTAGTGACAGGGATAAGGAACATAGTATTCAAGCTGCAAAGATACTTGCTCTTAATGAAGATATAAAAAAGCTTAATGAGAGGAAGGGTACAGTTGCAACTGATGTAAGGGCTGAGTGTGAAGCTGCTGCTACGGAGAAGAGAGAGTATACAGCATCAAAGAATAAATATAAAAAACTTATAGATGAAGAGAAACTTCGTTATGCTCAGGTTTTAGGTGAACATGAAACTGAGTTTGATATAAAGAAGATGCAGATGCTTTCTGTATTAAATGCAGAGCAGGGTAAGGTTATAAGTGAAACAAAAACAATGAAGTCAGAGCTTGATGCAATGCGTAAAGAATATGTAACCGTAAAGAAAAATTTGCAGAAAATTAAAGAGGGGATAGCTGTCTGATGGCTAGTGCAAGAGAGCTTATAAAACTGTATGGAGAACTGGATAATAGTACGGAGGTTCAGAATTTCAGGATTATTTGGCAGGATATAAATGATTATGTTTTGCCTCGTAAATCAGATGTATTAGTGGACAGAACAAAGGGGTCGAGGAAAACTGATAGACTTCAGGAAGGTACTGCACCTCATTCTGCTGGACTCCTGACTGCTACACTTCAAGGCTCGCTTACCTCTAATTCTGTCCAGTGGTTTAATATAAGGATGAAGGACAAAGAGCTTAATGAGATGGAAGAGGTTAAGTTGTGGCTTGATAGCAGTACGAGGAAAATGTATAACGCTTTTAATGATTCTAATTTCAGGGTAGAGATACATGAAATGTTTTCTGATGTTGTTACGGTTGGAACTGCATGTCTCCTTACAGAGAGAAATTCATTTAGAAATGAAGGTTCACTACTTACGTTTAGATCGTACTTTGTTGGTACTGACTTTGTTATACAGGAAGATGCTAATGGATATGTAGATACGGTTCTCAGGAAGGTGATGTTTACTCCTCGGCAGGCATTTCAGTTATTTGGTAATAAGGCTGGCAAGAATGTGCTTGAGGCTTATGAGAAGAAGATAGTGAAGGAGTTCCCGTATATTCATGTAGTGCAGCCTATACGTGATTACAGTAAAACGAGACAAGGGTTTGCTAATGATGAATGGACTTATACTGATATTTACATTTCAGAAGAAGATGAGTTTATATCTAAGAAATCAGGTTACTTTGAATTTCCGTATATTATACCGAGATGGTCAAAGATAAGTGGTGAGTGTTATGGTCGTTCTCCTACGTTTACTGCATTACCGGATATACAGACTTTAAACGCTGCTACTTCTTATATGAGGATGGCGTGGGCAAAGGATATTAACCCTTCTCGATTAGTACCGGAAACATTGGGTGTTGATATTGATGATGTGCCTGGAACTAATATTCCTGTACCACTTCATATGATAGAAGCTTTACAAAAGGGTGTAATGACATCCGGTGCAAGGTGGGAAGTATCAGTGCAGGAGAGAGAGCAGTTAAGGTCTGCGATAAAAGAGTGTTACTTTACCGATCAGATACAGATGCAGAAACAGGCACAGATGACAGCAACGGAGTCTAGTATTATCTTTGAATTGATGCAGAGGTTACTCGGCCCTGTGTTCGGTAGGCTGGAAAGTCAGTTAGGGCCTATGGTGGAAAGGTCGTTTAATATATTACATCGGGCTGGTGTGTTTGATGAAGAACCTGAAGCTATACAGGGGCTACCTCTTGATATTGAATATGTTGGCCCACTTGCTCGGTCACAGAGAATGGGCGAGATAAGTGCTGTCAGGCAATGGCTTGAACAGTTAGTACAGACAGCGAGTGTTAAACCGGATATTCTTGACGTACCTAACTTTGATGAAATAGCAAGAGATACAGCACGTATTCTTAATGTAAATGAGAGGTATGTGAATCCACAGGATCAGATTGATGATGTAAGGGCAGCCAGGCAGGAACAGGAAGAGAATGCAAGAACAACGGAAGAGTCTGCGGTAGCAGCAGATGCATTTGCGAAAGTAGCTAAAGTGATATAATGGCAAAGAAAAAAGTAGTGAAGAAGAAGAAGGAAGATACTAACCATTGGGTAAGAACTTTTGGTGGTGCTGATGGGCATAAGGTATTAAAAGAGATATTACTGTTTGTGGAAGAAATGGATTATGTTATTAATCCGAAACTGTCAACTATGGTTCAAGGGAGAAGGCAGGTAGCAACTTTTATAAAAGACAGGCTAAAAGCGTCAGCAAGGAATAAAGAAACATATGCTGGCATCATTTATGAAATGGAGGTTTTATGAGTACGGAAGAAGAAGGAACAGAAGAAGGAACAGAAACAACGGCAGAAACACAAGAAACGGCAATGACTAAAGAAGTACCGATGGCACTTGATAAGTGGCGTGATAGTATTCCAGAGGATATTAGGAATAATAAGACTATCAAGGAGACACCGGATATTACTACAATGGCTAAGAGATTGGTTGATGCTAATAACTATATTAGTCAGAGTGTTCGCTTACCGGATGATGGCGATACTTCAGGAATGGATGAGTTGTATAATAAACTCGGAAGGCCTGAATCTGCGGATAAGTATAAGGTGACTCGCCCTGATTTAAAAGAAGGTGAAGAGTATAATGAAGCGATTGAAACATCGTTTCTTGAATCTGCTCATAATGCAGGGCTTAATAACTCACAGGTTAATAAGCTGATGGCATGGAATGAGGAGCAGAGACAATCTCAACAGACAGCACAATATGAATCTTCGGTAAAAGCCATAAGTGATTTAAAGACTGAATGGGGAACTGCGTTTGAAGAACGTGTCAACATGGTAAATGAAGTATTAAATCAATATGGTAACGATCAGGCTGAAGCAACGATAAAGAATAATGCAGGTCTTATCAGTTTAGTCTATGAGCTTGGCAAAGGGCAGGTAGAGGGAACTATAGCAGGTGAAGGTAATGTATCTCATGCAAGATCACCTCAAGAAGCACAAGCGGAAATAGATAAGCTTCAAAGAGATCCTGAATTTAAGAAAGCTTATTATGGTAAGAATGATCCTACTCATGGTGCTGCTGTTGCGCAGATGCAGGCACTTATGGCAGAGGCTCATCCTGAACCAGAAAAGGTGGTGGTATGAATCCTATATTAGCAGTTAAGGAAATTAAAGAATTAAAAGATGATGAAACATTTCAAAGTGCATATTTTAGTAGCAATACTAAGACTTGGGCACATAAAGAAGCAGTTAAGAAAATGAAATATTTAATAGAGCAGGCATACCCTGCTCCAAAAAAGGTTTCATTGTAGTCGTCTCAGATACACCTTGGAATAGGACTGAGTGCATGATAATGAAGATTATCAGTGTGGTGACTTAATCACAAGAAAGCCATATACAAACGTGGATACCTTTCGGAAGGGAATAGTTATTTTAAATATTAATTTCGGAGGGTATCAATATGTCTACAGAAATTACAGCCGCCTTTGTGCAACAGTACAGATCAAATCTGATCCATCTGTCACAACAGGATGAATCACGCCTTATCAATGCAGTTCAGGTTAAAGAAAATGTCAAAGGAAAGAGTTGTTACTTTGATAGGCTTGGGCTACAAACAATGACTCAGCTTACTACTCGTCATGGTGACACCATGCAGCAGGATACGCCTCATTCAAGACGTATGGCTACACTTGCTCCATATACTGTTGCTGACTTGATTGACGATCCAGACCAGATCAGAACCTTGATTGATCCAACTAATCCTTATGCTAAAGCTCAGGCTAGTGCTATGGGTAGAACACAGGATGATATTATCATTGCTGCTCTACTTGGTACTGCTGCTACAGGTGAAACTGGTTCAGGTTCACAGGCTTTAACATCAGGACAGAAGGTTACAATTCAGATTGGTGGTGGTGGTTCAGATGCATTCTTGAATCTGGATAAGGTATTAGCTGCAAAACGTATCATGGATTCTAACGAAGTTGAAAGCTCCGGTAGGTATCTTGTCTATGATGCAATTCAGATGGAAGCTATGTTAGCACTTGAAAAAGTAACCAGTGCAGATTACAACGTAATTCGTGCTTTGGTTATGGGTGAGATTAATACTTACCTTGGCTTCCAGTGGATACATTCAGAAAGGCTTACTACTGATTCTAACAGTGATACTCAGGTAATTGCATTCCAGGGTGAATCTTTAGGACTTGGTATAGGTAGGTTGAGAGAAACAAGAATTACTGAAGAATCTACTAAGAATTACGCTACTCAGGTTTGGAGTTATCTGGACATTGGTGCGGTAAGGATAGAAGAGGAAGCAGTTGTAGAAATTGCATGTAAACCATCTTAAAAGTGGTAAACGTGTTTAATCTTATTTAAGTAGAAATTAAACAATTTTTAGAAAGGAAGTAAAAAGATGGCTACATTATATAGTGATCAAAGGACTAATGATGTTGCAAGCCCACCAGTTAGAGGAGAGTTTGCTTTAAACGGTTCTTCTGTAAGAGTTATGTATGCAACTTATACAATGTTGGGTACTGAAACTGCATTGGATGTAATTCAAATGGTTTCAATCCCTAAAGGCGCAAGGGTATGGAGAGAGTACAGTAATTTAAAACATACGGCTTGTGCATCAACCGTTACACTAGATGTTGGTGATGGTGGTGATGCCGATAGGTATATTGATGGCTTGGATGCAAGTGGGGCAAGTGGAACAACTTTAGATACATTTGAGGGCAAAGTGGGAGTTGCAGTAAATTATACTCCGTATGAGTATACTACTGCTGACACCATTGATGTTACACTTGCAACATTGACAACACCGAATGCTACTGGTGTTATTCAGCTAACGGTGCTTTACACAATGAATGGATAAGGCTTTTTGCCGAGGGGGTGAAGGTGGTTTCTTCTTCTGCTGCCTTCATCCCTTTTATATAAGGAATATTGATGAATAGTTCAACAGAGATTGCAAATGCTGCATTGGTTGAAGTAGGTGCTGCTTCGATTACTGATCTTGATGCTGATACAACTACTCATGGTGGGATAGTCAGGAGATGGTATACCCATACTCGTGATGCTATGCTGCGTAGATATACATGGAATTTTGCATTAGCAAGACAAGCGTTATCTCAAGATGCAACTGGCCCTGACTTTGAATTTACTTATTCTTATACACTTCCTACTAATCCGTATTGCCTTCGTGCATTGGAAATGTATAACTCTATGAGTGAGTGGAAAACTGAAGGTAGGAAGTTGTTGACTGATGATAGTAGTGTAAATTTGAAGTATATTAAGAGGGTAGAGAATGAAGTGGATTTTGATGATTTGTTTACTGATGCTCTTATCTTCACACTTGCTGCAAATATCTCTATTTCTATAAAAAGGGATAATGCATTGGCTCTCAAGCTGATGGAGGTTGCAGAGATAAAGACACAGACAGCAAGGACACATGATAGTCAGGAAGGCACGTACAATGTAATGAAATCAAGGGTATTAAACAGTGTCAGGGGTGGGATACAAGCACCTTCTAATATACCAGTTGCAGGTGGAGGAACAGCAAGGTAAATGCCTAAATACTCATATTCATATAATGCGTTTACAACAGGTGAGATAAGTCCTAAATTATCTTCTCGTATTGATTTTAATAAGTATAAGAATGCTACTGAGAAGATGGAGAATGCTGTACCTTTTCCTCAAGGTGGATTTACTCGCAGGTCTGGAACAAGGTATGTAGCAGAGACAAAGGATAGTACAAAGGCTTCACGCTTAGTTGAGTTTCAGTTTAGTGTGACTGATGCTTATATATTAGAGTTTGGTGAAAACTATATACGGTTTTATCGTAATCAGGCACAGATAGTATCCGGTACTCCCGTTGAGGTTGTGACTACTTATGCAGAAGCGGATTTGTTTGAACTTCACTTTGCTCAATCTGCTGACGTTTTGTATATAGCGCATAAGGATTATGCCCCTCGGAAACTAACAAGAGCTTCGCATACATCGTGGGCATTAACGACTATTACATTTGATCCTATACCGAGTTTTGAAGCGGATACTGATTTAGGTGATGGTACTAATGAGTCTTTAACATTAGGTGCTGTAAGCGGTGATGGTGTTACTGTTACGCCTGATTACACAACAGAGGATTTATTCTTACCTGCTGATGTGGGGCGTACTATTGTTTCCGGTACTGGTTCAGGGATTATTGTATCACATGACACAGTAGCTTCTCCTGATGAAGTTGATATTGATATACAGAGTAATTTTTCTGGTACTGCATTAGCAGATGGGGCATGGGAGATAACAGGCTCACCAGCAGCTACATTAACCCCTAGTGCTGTTGGGCCAGAAGGTAGCCTTATTACTCTTACATTAGCTTCAGGCGGTTGGAGGGTGACTGGTGCGCCTAACGGTGGTGATGTAGGAAAGTTTGTAAAGATTAATAATGGGCTTTGTAAGATTACAACAGTCACATCAACTACGGTTGCCAAAGGCGAGGTGCTTCATGTGTTGGATAGTACGACTGCTGCTGTTGCAGGTACGTGGACACTTGAGGTAGAGTCGTGGAGTGCTACCAGGGGGTATCCTGCTGCTATAGGTTTTTATGAACAGAGATTGTTTTATGCAAGAACAGACTCACAGCCTCAGACAATATGGGGGAGTGTGATTGATCAGTTTGAGAACTTTTCTACTGGTACTAACGATGACGATAGTTTGTCTTTTACTATAACAGGGCAGAATCCTATACGGTGGTTATCTCCTAAGAAGAAATTAGGTGTTGGTACTTACGGTGGTGAATTTACAATTGGTACAACAAACGATGCTGCTATGACTCCTACTAATGTTAAGATTGATGATGAGACTGCTTATGGTAGTTCTACTCTTCAGCCTTTACGTGTAGGTGATGTTACGTTGTTTGTGCAGCGATCAGGCAGGAAGTTAAGAGAGTTTGTATTTGTATTTGAAGATAATTCGTTTAGTGCGCCTGATTTATCTTTACTTGCAGAGCATATAACAGCAGGAGGTATTGTTGATATAACATTTCAGCAAGAGCCTGATTCTATAGTATGGTGTGTAAGGAGTGATGGACAATTATTAGGAATGACTTATTTACGTGACCAACAGATAGTAGGTTGGCATCGTCATACAACAGGTGCAACAGGACTATTTGAGAGTGTTAGTTCTATACCTGTATCTGGAAAAGATCAAACATGGGTAATTGTTAATCGTACTATAAATGGATCTACTGTAAGATATGTTGAATATTTTGATGAAGATGCGTGGAGTAGTGCTACTGAATTTAATCAGTGGGATCAGCTTAATACTGATTGTGCTTTAAAGTATAGTGGTGCTGGTACTACTACGATAACAGGATTAGATCATTTGGAAGGCGAGACTGTTACAGTGCTTGCTAATGGTGCTACTCATCCTGATAAAACAGTAGCTTCAGGCTCTATTACCCTTGAGAGATCGTCTACAGAGGTAGAGGTGGGATTGTCTTATACTATGGATGTGGATACGGTAAGACCAGAGATACAGACTCAGCAGGGAACGATACAGGGAGTGGTTAAAGGATGGTCTAAGATTAACGCAAGGCTTTACAATACATTGGGTGGTACGATAAATGGTGATGTGGTAGAAACCAGAGTACCGAGTGATCCGATGGATGCAGAGCCTCCACTTTATACAGATGATTTTGAAGTGCAGAATTTAGGATATGATAAACATGGCAGGGTTAATATACAGCAGACTCAACCATATCCATTTACTTGTTTGTCTATAACCGGAATACTTGATATAGGAGATATATAATCCCTAAGTTAATACCGTTTGAGGTAATGCATCTAAAGGAAATAGAGTTAAGGGAACTTGACAGGAAGGCGGTGCTGGGGTTTCCTGGTGCTAATGAAAGGTTAAAACATCAAGCTATGGAAGGTTGTGCTTATACTGGAATAGATGATTCATGTGAGATTATTATTATTGGTGGTGTTGTGGAGATATGGGAAGGTGTTGGTGCAGCATGGTTATTAACATCATCGTTACTTCCTAAAAATAAGATATGGGCGCATAGGGCAATTAGAGATATTTTATGTGATGCGATAGAGACTTACAATTTACATAGAGTTGAGACATTGGTACTTGAAGATCATCTGGTTAGTCAAAGATGGATAAGTAGATTAGGGTTTCAGCAAGAGGGATTGTTTAGAAAATACGATAGTGACCAGAATAATCATTATATGTTTGCACGAATAGAGGGGTAGAGTAATGGGGCCATTAATAA